AAGGAGCTACATGCAAAATCAGCAATTTGAGCAGCACTATTAATGCCCCTAAAGAGAACATGGTTGAAATAGTTACCATAACCAGCAACCCCAACCGCTGAAAGATTGTCACCAGTAGCGCTTCCACCAGTATCCCCGTTTTGAATCTGAATATTATAGAACTGGCAGAAATCGCCAGTAAGATGAATCACATAATCTACACCAGCCGTATCCGAATAGAGACAAGTATTAGGCTTGCCTTCCCTTGTCATAACATTAGGCCCACCAAGACCCACAAGGTGTGTGTGATCTTTTGTCCAATCACAAGTTGCTGTCTCGGTGTATAACCCAGGAGTTACAACAAGAACATCGTTCTGGTCGGCTATCAGAGCATCTTCAGCCGCAACCAGAGAGGTAAAGATATCGCTACCTTTCACCCCATTCTGCACAAGTCTTTTATAATAAAGATTTGTAGCAGTCGCTTTCTCAGTTACCATATACTTAATGTTTCCACATCCAATACCACCCATCACACCGGCCTGTGCATTCATCGGGATACCATTAACATACAGGCCCCCACTTCCAAAATTATATTGTGCCATTTTTAGCCACCTCCATCGTAGGCACTGGGGGGCGGCAACCCCCCAGCAGCTTTTAAAGATTAATGTTGTAAATATTCAATCGCTTTTGCCAATAGTTCTGTCGAGTATGGCTAAAAGGTTAATAAATTCAACTACTTCTATGCGCCAGGATTTCCATAAATCCCGCGAGGATCTGTCCACCCAAAGCTATAACGCTCATAGCCCAGCCATTTCAGGTTTTTGGTATCAAAGTCGTTATCCATATCGAACATAATACCGTCCCTCTGGTAATGAATCATACCGCGCGGCGCATTGGTTCTAATGAAATGATCGTCCGTGTTGGTAAAATAATGATTCATCTTAACGCCCTTTGGTAACGAGTTTGTCGCCCTCAGAGCATTAGGGTCATTGTTCGCCGTATGGGTCTGCAAAACCGACTTCATAATACGGTGGGCCTCATAAAAATCGTTCCGGTGAATATGGAGCGACTGAGGCATAAGGTTTATCTTGTGACCAAAATCGTCTTCAAAACCCATGATCGCAATGCACATATCCTCAAGACCCGCTTCACAAAGGTCAATCGGAGTACCCATCACATTAGACCAATTTCCGCCCTTTGACGGATGGGTTGCAACACAGAGGATCTGACCGTCCCCACCAGTATATCCGGCGGTAAACGCGCGGTTGTAAATCTGAGCGGCAATAATTTCTTTGGTCTGACGAAAAGAAAAAGCCAGGGACGTAGCCCTTTTGCCTGAAACTTCGGCATAGAGATTATCCCTATTCTCCTCAAATGTAATCATGAACCCAAGTGCATACGCAACATGTGTATATCGTGTCGTAAATCCCTGGGAATGGGAACCATACGTTCCAGCTTCGCCTTCCGGCTTAACTGGCGCAAGAGGAAACGCAGTCTGTAACACGTCTTCCTCATAGTGTTTATTTGAAGTATCTGTATCGAACAGATCGGTATACTCGGTTACGTGTTCATTGTAACCTTTCCCCCACCATGCTTTCACACCCGGCACTAAAGCCTTCGGGTGGTTTCCAGTTGTAATAACAGCCATTTTACACCCTCCTTATTAGGCTATACCAGTAAAAGTACCTACGACAGCCGCTTCAGCAGCGCCGCCGCGCATATAAGATGTGTTTAACAAAACTTCCCAAACCGCATTATCGGACATCGCGTTATCCGGCAGATTCGCAAGCCGCACAATATGTAACTGTAAGTTTCGCGTTGTCGCAGGAGTAGATCCATCGAGTGCGATCCCTGATAATCCAGTTATAGCACTATCCGTCCCTGCCGTTAGCCCTGCATTCAAGGAAGGCCATGTATTATCAACCGTCCCCTCACCATCATCACGAATATGATAGATGACAGTCGGATCAGTAACTACATTAATCCATGATTCCGTAGCAGCAGGTTTTTTCACATACTTGTCGTCCATATCAATAGTGGAATCAAACGAAGTAATAACACCATAGATATAATATCCTGCCGTAAGTGTAGCCGCTTCAACACTTGTATATAAACATGTATCATCACAATCAGCAGCCGTGCCGTTTATACACACAGGCTGGCCGATATACAAAGCAGCCGCAGACGTGTTATCGACATAACATTTTTCCGTCAGTCCGTTCCACGGCGACCCACAAATATGCTTAACTGGGCGTAAACCCCAGTAATTAGTTGCATTTGCCATTTTAATTCTCCGTTAAATTTTAAAAGTTAATATGTTAAGGCTTATACTGAATGCCTTGTGATCCTATATACCTCTTATCTCCTGGTTGCTGAGCTACTGTACCTTCCTGTATGGCCTCATCTGCTCTATCAACTTCTGCCTGTTTCTCACGTTGGTCTTTCTCCCACCATTCCCTTCTAATCTTCATGAGGTACGCTTTCTGGGCGCTACCATCTGGATGGGTCCCTACATGACTACGGGATACAATAGTTGACATTTTATCCCTGCCATCCGTACCTTCTCCGACTTCGACTTTCATGTCGGGATCTTGAACAAAGGTCCAGCCACCTTCCTCAGCAGCCTGTAGCCGCCCAGGTCTATCAACAACAAATCTTCCTTGAAACCTTTTTTCATCAATTAAACCTTTCGGTATGGTCAACTTAGATCTAAGTGTACCAAGCGGCACACGTTTTGTTCTATCTTCTCTTCCCATGATTATCTCCTTTAATCGTTTGCTAAGTCCCAATATTCTTTTACGTACTGATCTTTCTCCATAACTCCGGCTGTTACCAGCATGTCACAAGTATCCTGTGCTTGCTGGTCCATGTCACCGTAGGTTTTTTTCTTACCCTTCTTTTCACCGGTGCCATTATCACCACTACTACCCTCAACAAGATCAGGTTTCTTTTTATTTATGTTTTCAAACTGATCAGGAAATCGTTTCTTGACTTCATCCGTAACCAAATCAAAAAACGGTTTCCCCTTTAAAGTCGGATTTTGTTTTTGAACATATTCGGCAATCGTATCAGCATAGTTTGCCATGTCAGTACGTTGTCCATACCAGGCATTTTCGCCTTTCCACATCACAAAATCCGGTTGCTCTTCAGGTATAGTTTCGATAACTGGCTTCTCAAGAGTCTCAATCTGTTTGTCTATTGCATCGAACTTTTTGATATCATTATCGGCAACAGCATCTCTTTGCTCTTCCTTTAAGGTCTTGAGCGCCCTCTGATATGCCGACTCTTCTGTTTTTTTGTGATGGTCTGTCAATGTTTTGAGCAATGATTTGGTTTCTGCCAATTCTTTGTTTGTTGTATCCATTGATACTGCCATCTTCTTTGTTCGCTCACGTAAGATAGGTAATATTTCATATCCATCTTTGACAAAAGATTCAGCGTCCTTCCATATATCAGGGTTGCCTTTGAAATCTTCTTGTGGCACCCACCCCATTGCCTTTGCTTGTATCTCTATTGCTTCATCTCCCATTGTCTATTCCTCTCTTTCGTAAGTTGCTGTTTCTGGTTTGAATCTCCGCTTACCATCACTTGTTATAAGTAACTCTTCCTCTGTAATAATAGCGGCTATGTCTTTGTCGTTGCATAAAATATACTGCTTTCCATCCGCACCGGGGACTTCATGCACACCTGAATATTTCGCATATTGGACTCTATCCCCTACCTTTGGCACAGGGTCCCCAAAGTCCTCAAACGCCTTACCACCGAACGCGACAAGATACCCTCTTACTGCCGCTGCCTGTTCTATTTCTTTCACCCTGTCCGGCCTGATAATACCACCGACTGTCGCATCACTTAATATATCCGGTATTACCAAGACTTTGTATTCTATTGGTTGTATTCCTGATGTATTCATAACTAATCTCCTTCTATACTAAATAAAAACTCTAAGCCTTCTATCTTTCCGACTTCCCTTGCTGTTAATATAGCTGTCTTTTCAGCATTGCTTGTGCTTAATGTCCAACCATCCGCTAATTTACTACGACATTCAGTTATTTGTTCATCTATCTTGTACCTAACTTTCTTCGTAACCGGGTTCATAAACCAACCGACTAAATCATCCTTTGTTAGCACTTCCTGTGGACTGTTTACTTGCATCATTGGCTTGCTCCTTTTTGCTCATCATTGCTATTGACTGTTTTGTAAGTGAATCCATTTGAGCCTTGTATTGTTCTAACTGGGGACCTATCTCCTTACTCTCTGCATCGGCTAACTTTAAAATTACGTCAGCCTGTATCTTAGCTACCTCAAACTGTGTCATAAAAAGTTTGAGTTCATGCTTATCTCGTTCTAACTCTAACTTCTGAAGGTCAACCATAACCTTTGGCTCCGGTGGAGACTCTGGCGGTTTCTCAGGGATAAGCTCTTCAATATCCGGTATATTAAGGGCATCCATGAACCGTCTTTCGATTTTCGCATCGTCATACCTGCCCCCCCTTAGTTCCATAAGGGCTTGGGCTTTACTGAGCTTTTGTGCATCAATTTCGCCAGTTGGGTCTCCGATAGGTATCATGCTCAGGGTATCTGCATAGTCCTCTGGGGAAATAGAAAAGAACTTCCCTTCGAACTCAAAATCTTTGTTTTTATCTAAATACAGTTTATTAAGCCTTTGTATTTTCTTAAACTCTTCTTTAAGCGATCTAAATATACGCTTGTAAACTGACCCGAAAACCATCTGGCCTTCTTTTAACAGAATATCCACACTGGCAAACGGAGTATTGGCTGGGGGCGGTTCACCTGACATCATTTCAGACGTAGAACCAAGTTTCTGGCCACCCTGTATCATAAGGTCGAGTAAGTTGAATGTTTCAGAAGCTATAGGAACTATCGGTTTAGGTAAGATTGATTTTCTAATATCCTCCCCGCGGGCATTAATTTCTTTCCATTCCCCGGGCTCGAATTCCATAACACCAGCAGGTAGAGCACCAGCAGCTTCCTTTGTAATAAAACCACCACCCTTGTTATTTGATGTAGTAGCGTCTAATATCTGGTTAATGCTGGTATTTATAGCCCTATTGATGGGTTGTAACAATAAACCAAACCCTGTCGGATAGAATGATCCGTCTATTGAAGGCATGAACGGGAAGAGAGTAAAGTAATCGACTGGTCTAATATATTTTACCTTTGAGGTCTCTCGATTTGTTTCTACCCCTTCCCGATCAAATCGTGCCACTATCCTAACCACTTTCTTTAGGTCACGATGAAATGTGACAATAAACGGCCACTTATAACCATCACCCTTTAAGTCAAGATAGGTATGCTGCTCAAGAAATATGTGGGGGGCTTCAGGATCCCGGCTATCTGTTCCCTCTACTTCTGAGGAAGCCTGCCCAAATTCAAACTCTTTCCAGATACCACTCAAAAACCGTTCCTTTATTTCGTTGGGGCGAAACGGCATAATATGGGTAATCCGCGGGGCTTTAGACAAGGTTTTAGCATGATTATTGACAACAACTTCTTCAAGGCTGCAATATTCCGATACATTTCGTCCAAAGTTGCCGTTAAAATACGTTTTCTTGAAAAATCCACCCGTTACAGGCATGATAGTAAGAGCTTTGTCCATATCTGGCTCCCACTCTTCCATCTCTTCTTTAAGCTGCCATGACATATGAACTGATTTTCTTTCAGCAGCAGCGGATTTTTCGCCAGATTCGTCAGGCCCCATGACTTTGCCTTTCACAATTCTACCAGCAGGAATAATCTGTGAGTAAGCCCTGGCCGCAAACTGGATAGAAGAAATGGACAGAAGGGGGTATTTGACGTTGGACGCCCCCTGAAAAGGCGTGTTTTTAGCTTCTAAGACCTGAGCCGCTAATTTAATAGCTTCTTTCTGTGATTCTTCCCAGTCAGACCGGCTATCCTTATCAATCTCGTAACCAAGAAAAGCATCAGCCCCTATCTGGGCAAGCATATCATCGTCAAGTTCAAGAGCGATGTTTGCCGAATCTAAGAATTTGTTCATGTCATCAGGCATTATTTTTCCTTAAATCAATATTTTATCTTGTAATCAACCTTCTTGCGCTTGGGATATTTCTTCTTCTTTTTCGATTTTTTTGTCTGTTTCAGCCTTCTAACACCACTTTTTGATGTTGGCATATGTCCTCCTAAAACGAAAAAAAGGGCCTAAACATGGAGGATGTGCCCCACATCAGGCCCTTTTTCTCTACCTGTCGGGAGCTACCCGATAGGCAAACTTTTATTTAATTTTTAGTTATTCAGCCCAAATCTTGATAGTCCCTTTCTCTCTACCTTCAGAAACTTTAATAACAGGATTTTCATCATAACAAATATCGACATCAATATAATCAATGTCTGGAGACATTTCACCAATACTTACATGAATTATTTCAACAAACTTATCAAATGTCATTTCTAATACCCCGTGTGCATATCAGCCCCACCCGCATTGGCAACCTTCGGAAAACCGTGCCTTGTAAAAGGTGGTCCATACATTTCGTCAACCGGCATCTCGATAGCAATACCCATGCCACTCATTATCAAATATCTCAAACAATCCATTAAATGGTCATTTTTCTTAACGACCTTCCCGTTTTCGTCCCTATGGTACAACCGGAACTCACTGAAAAACTCCCGGCATGACCTAAATATCTTCAACCTTCCGCTTACAAGCCTCTGCCATACGGCAAATATCCCCGCCTCAACCGCATTATTAGCCAAAGACAAGTTCAATCCCAGATCAAGGTATTCTTGAAATAAATTCTTTCCATCCTTCTGGCTTGATGCTCTTGATGCGGGATCTGCACAACCCGGAATCCATTCCCCTCTGGCTTGTATTGCCCTCACATGGGTAGCTGGTTCTGCATGTCCCTGTTTATACGCTGAATATACATAAACTACGTCTGTTTCCCTATCCCAGGCCCCCCACAATGAAGCTGTTGCGTTCCAGCCCACATCTAAGGCATAAGCCCTCGGGTACCAGATAGGAATCTCAAAATCTTCACAAACAATGTCTTCCTCTAAGATAGGATAAATAACCCCAACCCCAAGCTGTGGTATACCTTTTGCCCTGGCGTCCCTTAAATAGATAGGGGTTTCTTCTAA